CAATCTCCCACAAAGCTAAGTAGATTTCCTTTAACAGGTATTCTCAAATTATAATTAAATAATTCTGAGAATAAAAGTATTGGATTCTTAATTGAATCTCATATACCTTTTAAAGGAATTCCACTTATTTCATTCCCTTTATGTATTCATCTCTTTGCAAATTCATATGTATCTTTTGATACATGAGTCTTTGCTTCTGAAATGTCTACCCCTAAGTAATTAAGAATTTTAATATATCTTTTTGATACATTATCATTTCTAATTACAATGTCATCACCCAAGATTATATAATCTTGGAAGGCTTGGAAACCTTCTAAGCGTGCCGCTCAGGCAACGGTTAGGTGGTGACATAGGGTAAATGCAGCTCAAGAACTGTAAGCTCCCATAGGTTGACCTACAGAATATCTGTATTTCAAATCTTGGTAGTGATAGTTCCGATTTGTTAATAGTTCTTTTCAGCTATTAGCAATATCTTTGCTATCATACATTTCTCGGATTAGTTTCTCCTGTAATTTTACAGGGAATCTATCTGTTGCTGCACTTAAATCAAGTGAATGAAAATTGTGATCTTTTGATGATTCTGATCATTTGTGAAATGGACTTTGTGTAAAAGTCCGATCCGTTGATAATCTTCTTAAACAATTAAGAAGGTTATCATGAATTGGTCTTAAGACTAATTGACTGTGGTAATCTACCATAGCTATTACTCTCATTTTCAATTCAGGATCTTTCACAATGGCCAATTTTCCTATAGAACTGGGTTTCTTTGCAGGTCAAAGATTGCTATCATTAAAGCAATCGGTATAATAATCGGTAAATCACCGATCATTTCCTCCGCAAAGATTAATTATATGTTGCATTAATTCATATCCTAAATGAAGGATTGTGAATCTTGCATTCATTGAACTAGGACCCATTGGTCCCTGTTTAACTGAAATATAATTTTCCTCAGCTCCAAGAAAATCAATATTGGATCTAAGTTTTAAGGCATTAACAAATTCCTGAATAAAGGATTTTGGAATTGTATAATTCCGACCTTTATAAGGATCTGTTATTGTATCAAACTTAGGTTTGATTTTCTCAAGTTCTCTTACAGTTGGCTTTACTACTCTATTTAGAGATAGTAAAGTATTAACTGCTCTTAATTTATTAGGTTCATTTGAATCTACTAAATCTTTGAGAAAGAGTAATCTTGTAGGAAAATAATCAGAAGTTAGTGAAATACCTTTTGAATTTCTTTTCAAAGGTTTTCCACTAATATATCTAGTGATATGAAGTTTAGCTTGTTTCATATATGAAACAGCAAACGAAATACCATTAGACTTTCTGATTGAATTCATCAATAGCAAGTATTTGATCAATATGATTTTAGTATTGATTTGAAAATAGCCACTAATTAATTTGTTAATTAGGTAGTTATATTTCATATAATATTAAATTTATTTGGTTGGATCTTGAAGTAGACTGAAGAGATTCTCTTCAGTTTTCTGATCAAGGGAAGGGGATATACCAATTTACCCCTTTTCTCTGTGCGGTTCCCTTCACTTAGGAACTGGAGGTTTCC